GGTCATCCGCTACCTTGCGTTGCGGTGTTGATAGTTTCATACTGTTAATTATGTGGGGTTATTTGTCTTCCCAAGGTAATGGTCCTGTGGACTCTTCATCAGTTGGTGAATCCTGTTGACCCAACCAATTTTTTCCAAGGAACATCAGCATACGAGCATCGCCCGCCAATGCCTTCTCAAACTGTGCCCGTCTCAGGCTCTTCTTACCTTCAGCCTTGCCCTTCTCTATGAGGTTCTTGAATCTCTTCTGTAGTGTTGTGACGGAAGTGCCAACGCAGTCTGCTATCTCCTCGTAGGTGCAGTGCATTGAAGCCAGTTTGAATATCAAGTCGTGATCTAATTTGTATGATTTCTTCTGTGCGTCCATTATAATGTTTTATCCTCGCATACTATCCTGAAATGTCTTGCGTCAGTGTCACCCTGTGATGTCACTATCTTGCAACGGATGTTGTACACGTTGCCAGTGGTACCACCCTGTAATCTTATGTTGACCAACTTGCCACCTGTGACTAATATGTCAGTGGATGCGTCAGTTGGATGCACCAAAGGATCTGCGTCACCAGTTGGAGATGTGATTGTCACGGTTGGTGTGCCTGTGATTGAATCACCTGAATTAAGATAATCTGTAAAATCAAGTCCATATTGCACATTTGATTCTGGATCTTTGGTTATGAACAAACCGTCGTTGTCTCTTTTAAATCCTGTTAAATTGGCCATTAAACTTCACTCCTTACTCTTGGTATCGTAAATCTATTTGTGATTGGCGGTACTCTCAATTTAATATTCCTTGTTTCCTGCGGCACCAAGTGTGCTCTGGTCTCCGCACCAACAATATTTACTCTATTTTCCTCCATTACCAATGTTTGTCTATTTTCAGTAGGTACCATTACCACACGATTTTCTGTTTGAACTTTGAAAATATTGTAAGGATCCGTCTGGAAGAACATCCTTGCCACTGTTAAAGTGCCAGCGGATGCTGTCAACGCCGCCAAACCAGCAGGTTTAAATGTTGGAGAAAGATCTGTATCTGTTGCGGCAGTGATCGTTGAGAAACCTGCTGGTTTGAAGGATGGCGTGATTGACATTGATGCTGAAACATCAATGTCAGCGAATGTGTCCGTTATCGCATTCGCGGTTAAAACTGGTGTGAACGCACCTGTTATGGTGACTTCGTTGTCCTGTAGGTCGTATGTTATGTTTGCGGTAAGCGAAGGTGTGAATGCGGCCGTGATCTCCTCAGCACTGATAGATATCACACCACTGGCAGTGGCATCAATTGTGATGTTGGCAACGAGGTCAGCCTCGCCTGGCTCGTTGAGGGCCACATCCTCTGTGACTGTGAACACGCCATTGTATTCTACTATATCACCAATCTTAAATGATGGTGTGATCAACATTGAGCCTATTGTGTTGACCTTGTATGTCTTCTCCCACACATCGTCTGGCCAGTTGTCCCAATTTGATTCGTTTCCTATCCAAGTAATGGTTGGCCAAGAGTCCCAGGACTCTGATTGTATGAAGTTCCAGTTGTATTCACCTTGTTGTGAGACGAACTCATCATCAACGAAACCAGTGACGAAATAGGTGTTTAGGTTGAAAGTGTTCCAACTGTAGTCTGTGGTGATGTCATATATCATTCCAGCAAATGTGCTCACAGTGGCCGTGTGAGACATATCGCTCAATGCGGTAGGTTTGTAGGTTGGTGTCACGGAGACTGAACTGGTGGCAGTCAGATTCTTTGGATCCATCCTTACGAAATTTTCAGTGGTGGCATCTAAGTTCGTTATGGCAGTTATTGTTTCCGTTATGAATTTTGTAGATTTCGCTGACGCTGAAACAGTAGCCTGTGATGACAATCCTGCTGAACCAAATTTTCTTACCGCTGTGGCTTCTGTGACAGTGAAATTGTCAGTCAGTTCCTCAGGATCCATATCAACCCTGGTGAATGCCGCCACAACCATAGTGCTGGTAGGCGTGGTGAACACCACACTATCGCCATCTAAGTCATCAATGGTGTGTAGGTTGCCTTCCCATCCAAGGGTGTATGAGCCCCTGTAATAGATGTGGTTGGTGTAGTTCTGCCCATTCCTGGTCTCATAGTACACATTGGGTATGCCGTTGGTGTATGGTATCACGAAATATTCATTTGTAACACCAGGTACGGTGTTATATAATGGTGTAGTGTTCTCAATCTCAATTATGAATTCTAAGTTGTCTGTCTGTTTGATGTCACCGTGGCTGGTAGCGGATCCTGCCTGTATGGTGTTGACTGCTATGTCACCTGTGGCAACAGGTTCAATTGTGTTGGTCCAACGGTCAGAGGTCATCTCAAATGGTGTTGGTGCTGTCTTCACATATTGATTTGATGGGTCACCTGGGTTGTTGTGTGGTGTAGCAGTTAGATTGGTTATACTCATATTAACTGGCGTTCCCTGTATCTGTGTGCCAGTGGCGTTGTTGTACCAATATCTAAATTGTGTATTTGAAGTTGTTACAAGACCTGACTGCTTCTGGTATGGACTGACCAATATACCAAGGCTGTATTTGCCCGCAATCCTTACCACACACCTGTCTGCACCAAGACCATTAGGTCCTGCCTTACGTAGGTCCTGTGCGTGGTAACCTATGTTGAGTGTGAGTTTGGATGATGTGTCATATGCTGTGGTATATGGAGCCATACCTGGTATCCTTGTGAAAGGATGGCCTGGTCCTGCACCACCTTGAGCACCTTGGTTGGCGTACTCCACTGACCAATTAGTTTTATCCTCAACAGGAGGCACTACCGTTCTGTCTGCGTAATCTGTGAGAAAGTAATTGTTCTGCCAGGATGAGCTGTATGCTGAATTGGTTGGGACAGTTGTCTTTGGAAGAATACTGTAACTACCTCCTCCCGTTGTAGGAAAGGTCGCTGGAGCATTGACCTCGTAGGTTCCTGTCTCCTGAAATACTTCTTGCTTGACCGTGCTCAAGGATCACTCCTTATGCTAACGATATAGAAAGGTTACCAGATGATATTGTGAATTGGTCTCCATTGGAAACCGTCTTTGGTGTTGTTAGGGCTCCATAGAACAAGACATTACCGCCTGTGGATTGATCCATAATAGCGATGTGCGTGATCACATTACCTGTTGTGCCTGCTGTCTCGTAGTCTGCACCAGCAACATTGAAACTGACGGTAGTGTCAGTCTTGATTGTTCCTGTGGTGTTTCCACCTGGCACTCCTGCCGCACCAAATGATATTGATTGTCTGGCGTAGTTGGTGTTGCCCGTGGTCAATACTTCGTAGTATCCCCAGTCACCTGTGCTCGCTGTGCCTGATGTTCCTGACTCTAACGCATCTGAGGCCGCTGATCCTGAATCTGCGAATAGGGCCACATACGCAGGGTTTGGTGCTGTGTATGGCGCACTGGTACCCCTAAGGGTATGGTCTAATAATTTGTCTTCTAAGTAATTACTTGCCGCTGACATAATTTGTTTCTCCTTTGTAAATTTACAATGTTATTTATTTGTTAGGTTGCTGTGAATCTGAATGTGACTGACGTGGCAGAAGTAAAGTGTCCGCCATACGGTGCTGACCACCTGTAGAAAACTCCTTTGGTGTTGGTAGATGTGCTGAATGTTATGTTGCCAAGGCTGTAAGGCAGTGTCACGGATTCCATCGTCTCGTCAGCACCACTGGTCGCCTTCTGGACATTTGGAGACAGGCCGTGAGTGAAACTTGCTGTGGCTGTGCCTCCACTACTAAAGATCTTGCCCGCCCCCATACTGAATGTGCCTGACCAAGGACCGTTGGAGTTTGACTGCGGTATGCCACCTATCGCGGTGATCTCCACAGCGTAAGTGCCATTGGCTACTGGCATATACTTGGCATATGCATTCGCTGATCCATCAGTGGTCGCCGTGCCAAATATGTTGAGTTCATCCTTTGACTTTGTAAAACTTTTGGAATGGATACCAGTAGAGTAGTTTGATGGTTGTGACGTGCCATCAGCAGTCACTATGCTCTCTAACGCCACCGCTGATGACGATGTGGTCAGTATGTTTCCCTTGAATCCCAGTGGCATTATGCTGTGAAGTCCTGTGCTATGTTGCCCAAGTAATTGGTGCCATCATAGAACACGCTGATCACATCAATGTCGCCTGTGCCTGTAGAAAGTGTTGGTGCCCCGCCTGGGAACTTCACTGAAGTGAATGAGCCAGTCCTTGATCCTGTGCCGTCTTGGGTTATGATTATCATTATGCTCTGTCCCGCCACCATATTGCTTATTGTGAATGTGGCGTTGTGACCCAAAGTCACTGAATGGACAGGTGCCGTCGTGGCATCCACCGCTATGGTTGTGCTGGAAGTCAAAGTGTTGATGTCCTCCTTGTAGCCCACATTGAATCTCACGATGTCATCAAGGTCTATGGTGTCACCTGATGATTGTATGGTTGAATTTGTTATAGTCAAGTCACCTAAACTTGGTATGGTTGGTGTTCCCGTCAGAGATCCATATGCCCCATCAAAGGCATCTGTGATGCCATAACCCGCTATCGTGGTTGGTGTTGATGTCAGATCACCAAACGCCACTGAAGTCAGATAACTTGAAAGGTCTGGTCCAGTGATGGTCATTGTGTCTCCACTGACCGCCGTCGTGATGTTCTGCGTGCCCGCTATCTTGAATGTTTCTCCTGGATTTACCGCCGTGCCTGTTGAATCATCTCCAACGAATGTTGTGGCCGCTGTCGCTGAACCTGAGTCGTCTGTGCCCAGTTCAAATCTTGCGTTTGACGTGTTGTACTTTAAAATCTGGTTGGCTGACGGTGAGTCAATGTTGAACATATCAATGATTGCATTGACGTTGTCAACATTCTGCTTGATGTCTGGTCGTGCCAACCTTGGTGAATCCGTACCTGCGTCTAAATGTGTGGTTCCTGCTTTTGTTCCTGAAGGCCAAGTAGCCATAGTGCGTCTCCTTTTTTAGTATTTAACTGGGTCTCGCCAGTTTTATTATCTTGTAATAGTTGCCACAGGTTATCAAGGCCATTCCCCTGTTGATGTAGGTGCCTGATATGTTT